TACTGGTTCCAGTACTGCTTTGACTGGTTTTGTATATTTTGGTGGTCTATATTCTTTCAGTGCCAAAGAATATTTTATATCTCCTGTCCCATCTTCTTCCGAAAACACAAACGTTTGAATAATCACAGGTTTATTTATCTTTGTTCCGGTTATAATAAACTGCAGGTTTTTATCCTGCCAGCCCAATATTTTTTTGACATATTCCCATGGCTTTCTGTCTTTTGGATAATCCGCAAAGGGATAATCATGCGCAGGGAAAAAGGACTCAAATGAAAAAGTCTTGAGTCCTTTCTTTCCTAATATTGTTACATCTCCCCGCGTCTGTACATTCACTGTCTGATGTGAGTTTTCTTGTGTTATTTGATACGATGCTGGGCGGATAGGGAGTTGTATGGAATCCTCTCCGCATTTAAGCCAATATTCCATTTTTACCTCCTATGCTATTTGTGGCATGTTTCCTGCTGCTTCTTCTATCTTTCTTACAATTGCTTCTGCGATCTTGTCGATATCGGATTCTTCTCTTACTACGATACTATCTGCGAGTTTTGCAATCGTTACCGAAAGATTTTTTTTCGTTTCCTGTCGTGCCATTCGTACAGATTCGTCATGAGGATACACTCTACTTCCAGATGGGAGATCTACGATTTCTCCACCTTTTTCGCTTATCTGTACGATACCGCCTTCCCAGTTATCTGTACCTTTTGCTAACGTCGGAATTGTCGGAATGTTAAATCCAATGTGTCCTCCACCTACGACATCCGGAAGCGTTACGCTTATATTGTTAATTGCGCCTATTGCTTTGTTTACAAGATTAATAACCGCATTAATAGGTGTTTTCACAAGCGCCTCTAAAGTTCCAAATATACTTCCGACTGCCTGTACAATTCCTGTCCATGCTTTTTCCCAGTCTCCCTGAAATACGCCTGTCAGGAACGTTATGATTCCTTCAAATATGCCAAGTACATTATCGATGACTTCGCTTACCTGATTAAACCAGGCTACAATGGCTTCTCCTGCCGCCTGCCATACTATTTTGAATACTTCGAGTAAAGTGTCCTTTAAGTATGAGCCAATCTCTTTGCACAAATCTATAAATGGCTGTAATTGCGGTTGCACCGTATTCCAGAATTCTACAAATCTCTGTCCGATTTTTTGTATGATTGGCTGAATTTTGTCCCAGTTTGTATAAATAAGTGCCGCTCCTGCTACTACTGCTGCTATCGCAGCTCCTACTGGTCCAGTCAGTACTGTTGCTAATCCGGAGAATCCAGATGCACCCGTGAGTCCTTTCAAAAGACCTCCCACTTTTCCGAAGTTCGAAATTATAGTCCCTATTCCCGAAGAAATCTTTCCGAACCCCATGAGCATTGGTCCAGCAGCTGCCGCCACCATTCCAAATTTTACTATTGTTTTCTGTGTAGCTGGTTCTAATTTATTCCATTTATCTGTAAACTTCTGTATGAAACTGATACCTTTTGTGACATACGGAATCAGTTGATTTCCTATTGGCTGCAAGACGTCCACCTGTATGGTTCTCCAGAGTCCTCCTAAAGCTCCTGATAAAGTGTCGTATTTTACATTTACCAGTCCTTCGACAGATTCTCTGCTTTTATCTATAGCATCACTCGCCGTTGACATAGATGTTATAACCTGAGGTCCCAAATCTTCCCACATGGTTCCGAATAGGTTTACTCCGGCTGCGCTCTGTGCTACAGGATCATCCATTTCTGCAAGACCTTTGATTACTTCGTTGAATGCTTCTTTTGCAGAATCTCCTCCAGCTCCGAATCTCTCTGCCATTTTTGCCGCATCCATTCCAAGGGCTTCAAATCCCTGCTTTGTCGTATCTGAACCATCTATTGCTCTGATAGAGAATTCTTTTACGGCATCTCCGACTTTATCCAGGTTAAAAGCACCATTCTGAGCGCCATTGGCAAATATGGAAAACATGTCTTCTGCATCCAGTCCTAGCTTCTTAAACTGCACAGAATACTCATTGATACTGTCTATCATTTCCCCGGAATAGTCCATTCCTGACTGTGCTCCCTGGGTGATCAGATTAAACGCCTCTCTTGCAGATACACCGTAATTTTTTATCAACGTATCTGCGGCTCTAGTGCTTTCCGCGACATCATATCCGAACGTGTCTGAAAGAGTATAGGCATATTCTGTACATCTCTGCAGGGCAGAATCATCCAGATAGGACATATTCTGATTAACCGTTGCCATTGCTTCTGCAACATCATTAATGGATTCGCCGAAATTATCCTTGTAGACATTGTTGATCATGTCCTTGTATTTACCCATCTCTTCTGTTGCTGTTCCGGTTGCCGCTGCAAACTGCTGGAAGGCATCCTGTGAATCAGAGGAGAATTTGACTGCGGCCGTTCCAACGGCTGTTAGCGGCGCAGTGACCGATTTTGTCAGAGTTTCACCGGCTGTGGAGAACGCTTCGCCGGCATGGTTAAACACATCAGCAACGTTGTTAAACCGTTTTTCCAAGTCACGTGCCTGTGCCGCTACTTCTCTAGATGGATTGCTGAAATCATCTATCAGCTTTACCACTGCAGCGACTGTCTTACCTGCCCTTGTTCTTCACCTCTTTCTCAATGTCCTGCAGTTCCTGTTTTAAAAAGGCACGGGTGATTAATCGTTCTCCCGCGCCCATTTTGTAGTATTTTGATGGTTTCCACTTCTTTAGGCGGAACAATGCATAAGCTATGCTTGCTTCGCTGTCCACCTTTATGAGTTTTTTACCTCTTCCTCTGCATCTTCTCCAAGCCCTGAGAGTTTTATGATCTCTGCAGCAATTGTTCCGGACTCCATTCCGAATAAAATAGCAGCAAGGTCTTTCGGGGTAGATGCTCCAAAATGGTCCATCAGATTTTTGTCTGTCAGGCACGGATCCACAACGCCATGCACACAGCACATTAAATTAAAATCATATGTAGCATTTACATCGCGATTTCCTTTTTTATCGAAGAGCATGGCCTGAAGAGCATTGTATCTCTTTCCAGACAGTTCTCTGATCGTAATCTCAGCATCTTCTCCCACTAATTTAGCCAGTTTTTTTGATCTGATCTTTTTGGTTGCTTTTTCTGTTGCCTTTTCTTTATCTACACAAAGTAATTTTTCAATTAAATTCATGTTTTATCTCCTTATACGTCTATTGATTCCAGGACTTCCCATCCCGAGAAGCTGAATGGAATGGATTCTTCCAGGAGCTTTTCTGCTTCCCAGTCTGCCAGTTTGATTTCAGTGAATACGACATCGTCAAGGCGGATACGTTCTGCTCCGAATGCTTCCGGATCTTCGATGTTTGAAATAATCGTTGCTCTTGTTGCTTTTCCTTTTTTCAGATTATCCCCGATCTTTTTAAGCATGTACGAAGTCACCTTATTAAGTTTTAGTGTTCCACTGCATGTGATTCCAGTTACTTTATACCCTTTTTCCAGTGTTCCGGTTCTGGTCACTTCTGTTGTATTCAATTTTACTGTTGCTTCTAAAGCAGTTGTTTCTGCCATGTAGTCATTATCAATCCAGCATTCCCCAAAGGTTCCGTTAATGACTCTGTCCGGTGTATAGTTGTCCCTTATTCACTCCTCCTTACACAGTGATGTTCAGATCAATGTCTTCCATTACGTCCACCAATGTAGCGGATGCTGCCAGGAAAACCTTTTCGTCTGTA